CGTAAGAACCATGAAGTTCATTATCGTCGCAAATCTATTCAGTACTATTATGATGCAATCATCTGTCTGAAAGATCCTAAGACTGGATATATGGATCATGACATTAATAGTTGCTCTACCTGGCAAGAGAATGCATTCAAGGTAACTTCTCGTCTTCTGGAATACTACAAGTGGATGACTAACTCTACTGTTGTTGGATTCCGTTTGTCTAAACCAGGACATGCAGGTGCTATTATGTCTGCTACTAAAAAGTCAGAAGAAGATAATACCAAGATCGCTAAATCTTGGAAGAATGAAAAGTTCTTTGTCTCAACCAATCTTGGTTACGATGAACTCTATGTGATTCAACTGAATGATGATTACATGGGTAAAGTATCTGAGATCAAAGCAGATCACACTTCTACCGCTAACAAACTCAGAAATGAGTTTAGGAAACATGTTAAGTCCAAGATGTTCAATAAGATTATCTTATCGAAGTTCGTTGACCAAATCGCTTGACAACCCCTGGCGTTTGGCGTATTATAGCCAAGTAACCGACCTGACCACCCGACCTTCTTTATTATGAACACCAAAGTCGAAACCATGATCAATAATCTGACTGAACAGTTCGGTCAGACTGTCACTCGCAAACAACTGGTTGCATATTCTGAAACTGCAGAAGTTTCTCTCGCAACCATCTGCAAACGTCTGGAACCTTATAAGAGTGGTCGTGGTGTTTGGAACCTGACTGTGCAAGAGAAACTGGAACAAACCTATGCCAAACCCGCTGTAGAACCTGTAGTGCAACAAAACCTTATCCCCGCAAAAGATGATAATTTCGTCAGCTTTGGTAACTTTTCGGATGTTAAAAAAATTATCAAGTCTGGTATTTTCTATCCTGTCTTTATCACTGGTCTCTCTGGTAATGGTAAAACTTTCGGTGTTGAACAAGCTTGTGCTCAACTGAAACGTGAATTGATTCGTGTAAATATTACTATTGAAACTGATGAAGATGACCTTATCGGTGGTTTCCGGCTTGTTGATGGGAACACTGCATGGCATAATGGCCCAGTCATTGAAGCCCTCCAACGTGGATCAATCCTTCTCCTTGACGAGATTGATCTTGCATCCAACAAAATCATGTGTTTGCAATCTATCCTCGAAGGTAAAGGAGTATTCCTGAAGAAGACTGGTCAGTATATCAAACCCGCTCCTGGTTTCAATGTGATTGCTACTGCAAACACCAAAGGTAAAGGTTCTGATGATGGTCGTTTCATCGGTACGAATGTTCTCAACGAGGCATTCCTCGAACGATTTGCACTGACTTTCGAACAGGATTATCCTACTGCTCGCATTGAAGGTCAGATCATGACCAAACTTGCTAATGATCTTGGTCTTGAGAACACTGAAGAGATGATCAAAAATCTTGCTACGTGGTCGGAAATTATTCGCAAGACCTTCAATGAAGGTGGTGTTGATGAAGTAATTTCTACTCGTCGTTTGATTCACATCATTCGTGCATATGCTATCTTCCAGAACGTGGAGAAGTCTATCTCTGTCTGTCTGAATCGTTTCGATGACGATACCAAACAATCTTTCCTTGATCTGTACGAAAAGATCATGAAACCTGTAGAGGAAACCGAAACTCAAGAAACTCTTGACGAGTCGGATCCTTTCTGATATAATTCTATGGGGGGTCTTCCCCCCTCTTTCCTATGGAGTTTTGATTTATGCAATGGAAATACAATGAGGATAAGATCCTCAAAGATATTGAAGATTATATTGTAAGTACCTATGGTAGTCATTATTGTGGCCATGATGACGAATATCGAGAAGTGCAAACCATCGATTTGATGGCCGCAAAAGATCTGGCGCCAGATTTCTGTCAGGCCAATATTCTCAAATATGGTTCACGATATGGTGATAAAGATGGTCATCAAAAACGTGATCTTATGAAAGTGATTCATTATGCAATGCTTTTGCTTCACTTTGATCGACACTACTCCCGCACCAATAACGGTCTTACTGAATTTAAAAATTGATTATGAACATTTCTCCTGAAACTCTGAATATCCTGAAGAACTTCTCTTCGATCAACTCTTCGTTGGTTGTGAAGAAAGGAAACGTTCTTCGAACTATTTCTCCCGCAAAAAATATCCTAGCTAAATACCAATGTACAGAGACCTTTGATAAAGACTTTGCACTGTATGATCTGAATGAGTTTCTTGGTGGACTATCTCTGTTCAAAGATCCAGAGTTTGACTTTGGTGATGAACAGTATGTGACAATCAAGAGTGGTCGTTCTAAGGTGAAGTATTTCTTCTCCGATCCGAGTGTGATCACTGCTCCCCCAGAAAAGGATATTGATCTTCCTTCTATTGATGTTCAGTTTACTCTGTCAGATTCTGATCTTGGATCACTTCTCCGTGCATCTAGTGTTTATCAACTTCCCGATCTTTCTCTGATTGGTAAGGATGGTGAAATGTCTCTGGTTGTTCGTACAAAGAACAATGACACTTCCAACAACTATTCTGTGAATGTTGGTAGTACAGATAATGAGTTTGTTTTCAACTTCAAGGTTGAGAACCTCAAGATGCTTTCTGGGGTGTATACTGTACAGATCTCCAAAGCTAACATTTCGTTGTTTACTAGTGAGAAATGGAATCTTTCCTATCTCATCGCTCTCGAACCCGATTCTACTTTTAATTGATAATGAGTGATTTCCTTTGGGTTGAACAATATCGACCTAAAAAAATTGATGATTGTATCCTTCCAGACCACATCAAAACAACCCTGCAGGATTTTGTTAGTAAAGGGGAGATTCCTAATCTTCTCCTTTCTGGCCCTCCAGGTATTGGTAAGACCACTGTAGCCAAAGCTTTATGTAACGAACTTGGTGTAGATTCATATGTCATTAACGGATCCGACGAGGGTAGATTCCTCGATACTGTTAGAAACCATGCGAAAAACTTCGCTGCGACCGTATCGCTTACGGCAACTGCTAAACACAAAGTCATCATCATTGATGAGGCAGATAACACAACCAACGACGTTCAACTCCTCCTACGGGCGTCTATTGAGGAATTTAGTAAAACTTGCAGATTCATCTTCACCTGCAACTACAAAAACAAAATCATTGAACCACTCCACAGTCGATGTGCAGTCTTTGATTTCTCAATTCCAGGAAAACAAAAACCAGTCGTTGCATCAAAATTCTTCAACCGTATCAGGACTATTCTTGAGACAGAAAATGTTGAATATGATGAGAAAGTTGTCGCTGAAGTAATCAGTAAATACTTTCCCGATTGGAGACGAGTTCTAAACGAACTGCAGAGGTATTCTGCAAGTGGGAAAATTGATACTGGTATCCTTGCAACTATTGCAGATGTCAATATCAAAGATCTTGCCGCAAACATGAAAGAGAAAGATTTTTCTGGTGTTCGTAAATGGGTTGTAGAAAACCTTGATAACGATACTGCATCCATCTTTCGTAAAGTCTATGAGACGATGTATTCTGTTCTGGAACCTGCATCTATTCCTCAGGCTGTTCTTATCTTTGCTAAATACCAATATCAAGCCGCATTTGCAGTTGATCAAGAGATCAATGTTCTTGCTTGCTTTACCGAACTAATGTGTGATTGTAAATTCAAATGAAATATAACAAGACACAGTTTACAGAAGAATATACTATCACTAAGTTACCTCCAGATAGACCAATTTCTGTTTCATTTTTAGACTCGCAAAATTTTTATAAAAGCGAAGAATGGAAATTATGTAAACAAAAATTTTATTCATCTGGTAACAACAAAAAGTGTAGTCATTGTGGATCTACTAAAAATCTAAATGTAGATCATATTTTACCTATCCGTAGATTTTGGGAAAAAAGATTGTTGCAATCTAATCTGCAATTTTTATGTGGGGTGTGTAATAAAAATAAATCAAATAAGGTGTCATACCTAGACGCTACATTTAACAGACCTTATCTGACAGATTATCCTTACTATTCTAAAGTGTGATTAAAATGAACGTAAAACTGATTCGTATGTCTTCTGGTGAAGACGTTGTTGCTACTGTTGTGAATGATGCAGATGGAATTCTCACCGTTCAAGATGCGATTGTTGCAATTCCTACTGGACAGGGACAGATGGGATTTGCTCCTTGGTCTCCTATTCTTAGCAAAGAAGAAAAAGAAATCCCAGTGAACAAAAATTTTGTGGTGTATATCGCAGAAGTTAATACTGATATCGTAGATCAGTACAAACAAATGTTTAGCACTATCGTAACTCCAGGTAAAAAATTGATTCTGCAATGAACTACATAACCAAGTCTGACATCAACCAGTTTGGTTCTTACTCAGACAGAAAGAATAACTTTGATGATGATATGGAGATTGATGTTATGATCAATTTCTTAAAAACGGTATATGAGAATGATCCTTCTATAACTTATAAACCGAAACCATATGGTGATTATGATGTTGACTTGGGTGTGTATTGGGGAAATAAACTAGCAACTACTGTAGATGTAGAACGTTGGAGTGCCTGGAATGGTGACTGGCCGGACTTTTACCGACACGTAAGTTTTCTTGGACGCAAAGAAAAGTTTCTGAGAAAAGGTGTTGGATTCCTCATGGCATACTTCAACTTTGATTTGACTAAAGTTATTGTTGTTGACAAACAAACTATCTTGCAGTATCCTACTATTGATAGACACACAAAGGGAAAGATAGATCGCATCAAAAAAATTGATTTTGATGGTGCGAGACTGTATGGATCAAATCTTACAGATCGTGAGAAATCCCTGTTTAAAAAACATTATGAACTTGAATTGAAATGATTCTATCTCCAGAAGACACACTGTACGCATACGAAAAGATCAAAGAGGCTTACGGTTCTATCAACCGTATTGATGATTATTTTCGCATGAAGAAGATTGAACGTATCAAAGAGATTCCAACTCCTTTGTTTGGACTTTCGATGGAAGATGATATGTTCCAGAAGTATGATATGCATCCCGAAGATATGAATTTTCGTATCGTTACTCCAGATCATACTACCTTCAATACTCTTCTGGAAATGACCGCATCATTTACCTATGAGGAGGCTCCTGGTAAAGAGCAGAAACTGATCCTGCAGGAGACCACCACAGGCACCGCTGTGGGGTTCATCAAGCTGGGTTCCCCTACCATCAACTCCAAACCCCGTAACGACTGGCTTGGAGGGACGCCTGACCTCACCATCTTCAACCGTAGGGCCATCATGGGGTTTATCATTGTCCCAGTGCAACCTTTTGGTTTTAACTATCTCGGTGGTAAACTTCTGTCACTAGTTTGTTGTTCTCATGAAGTTCGTGAGATGCTAAATAAGAAGTACGACACAGAAATGTGTTTGTTTGAAACTACTTCTCTTTATGGAAACATCAAAGGAACCAGTCAGTATGATGGTATGAAACCATTTCTACGTTATCGTGGAGATACTGAATCTAAGTTTCTTTTGACCCTTCCAGATTTCATCTATCACGATCTTCACAAGTGGTTCATCCAGAAGAACAATGGTGAACAACTAGTACACAAAGGTGCATCAAGCCGCAAACTCAAGATTCAGACAAAGATGATTTCTATCATCAAGAACTCTCTGAAAGAAAATAATCCAGAGATGCACAAAGAGTTTGTTGACTTTATCAAGTCTCGGGAAGATATCACCACAAAAAAACGTTTCTATATGTCCGACTATGGATACGAGAATGTCAAAGATGTTCTTCTCGGAAACACAGAGACTCTGATTCCAAACAAAGAGAACTTTGACAAGTTCTATTTTGAGAACATGGTGAAGTGGTGGAAGAAGAAAGCCTCTA